ATTACCACGGTGCGACTTGAGAAACCTCGGGCCGCCATGCTCGAAATTCGACCCCGAGACGTTGGAACGGATACTGAAGGCTGGGCAGTCGGCCCGCAAGAAATCCCGGTCGAAACGCTCGAAGAAGCGATAATCTTGGGAATGGAGATACAGGCGAGGGAATGCCCAAGATAACCTATACTGACGAGGTAGACGCGAGGTTTGGCATCCCGTGGACTGATGACCTCAAGTATGACAAGGGCGAGCTTGTATGCGCGTTGAGCGAGGAGGAGATTGATCGCTTGACCATCGAAGACCCCGAGCGCGCAGAGACGCTCACACGCTTGCTTATGGATCAACCTACCAGCGAGAAGGAAGATCCCATACAATGGGGATGGACTCTGCCCGGATGGAGACGGGTGATGGAGAGATTCGACAAGGACAAGATCCACGTGATACTTGGAGGCAACCGCAGCAGCAAAACCATGATGGCCTCCCGTTTGCTCGTACACTTGGCTCAGAGCATTCCCGAAGCGGAAATACGCAGTATGCACGTAACTGAGGAGCGCAGTATTCAAGATGCGCAGAAAACGATTTGGCAAAACTTGCCCATGCGGTACAAGCGTTCCAAGAAGAAGAGCGCGAATCATAGCTTGCAATATAATCAGAAGAACGGATTTAATTCAGCAAAGGCAATCCTTCCACCGACAATCGCAGGCGCTGAACGAGGAAGCACGATATATTTCAATAACTACCGCCAGTACATGGCAGACCCGCAAATCTTCGAGGGATGGTCTGCTCATGCAATCCACCTTGATGAGGAAGTGCCTCAAAATATTTTCGAGACGTTACTAGGGCGCACCGCAGATTACCACGGTAGGTTGATTTTGACTTTCACCACGCTCCAAGGATGGACACCATTGATCAATAGTTTACTCAAGGGTGCGGAGACGGTGAGGACGAGATATAGCGAACTCTTGCAGAAGGAATTGCCCATTGAACAAATCTCTGCGAATTGGCCTGACTGTAGGATACATTACTTTTGGTCAGAGCAAACTCCATTCATTGATTACAAGGAACTAGTACGCACTTATTCCAAGCAACCGCAGGAGGTAAAGCTTGCCCGCCTGTACGGTATCCCGTCCAAGTCGTTCGAGGGACGCTTTCCAAAATTTCAGCGCGAGACAAACGTTATCCCACATGAGAGGATTCCGTTCATTGCCGATCCATCGCTTAACGTCACGAAGTATTTCGTATGCGATCCGGGCGGGAGCAAGCCTTGGGTTGCGATATGGGCGGGTGTGGATACCCAAGGGCGAATCTACGTATATCGCGAGTTCCCTGACAGTACGATGGGAGCATGGGCGTTGCCCCACGTAAACAATGCCGGAAAGAGCGTGGGCAAACCCGGCCCTGGACAGAAGCCCTTGGGGTGGGGATACAATCAATACAAGGAACACTTCGAGGACTTGGAAGACGAGGAGGATATATTCGAGAGAATAGTAGATCCGCGCATGGGATCGGCAACGGTGCGCGAGAAGGAGGGCGAATCCAACATCATCACAACGATGAGCAACCTCGGATTCGTATTTCGTCCCGCGCCAGGTGTGGACATAGAAGCGGGAATTGCAAAGATCAATGACGCTTTGAGTTGGGACGATACCGAACCCATGACCGATCAGAACACTCCTCGCTTGTTTGTGAGTGACAGATGCGAGAACTTTATCACCTCGATGATCGAGTATAGCGGGCAATCCCGCCAGGAACATTTCAAGGATTTCGTGGATTGCATACGCTATTTAATGGTCAGCGGAGCGGATCACGTGACCAAGCGCGACCTCATGATCACGGGAGGCGGAGGATATTGAATGAAAACAAAACTAACGGAAGAGTTTAGCTTTGAGGCGGCTCATAGGATACGGAACAAACGCAAGGAATATGGGGAATTGCATGGACATTCCCATAGAGTCTTCGTGACCCTAAGCGGACAACCCGACCCGGAAGTCGGATGGTTGATTGATCAGCAGGAATTCCGTGAAATTGTTGGTCGAGTAATTGAAAGACTCGATCATAGATACTTGAACGAGTTCCTTGAGCAAACTACCGCAGAATCAATCGCATTGTATCTATTCAAGGAGATCGGAAAGAGTCTTTGCTTTAACGAATTAAAACTTGATTCGGTCAAGGTTTGCAAAACAACCACTCAAGCGGAGGTGTGCGCATGATCAAAAGTAGATTGGTTTATCTTGCTGGCCCGATTTATGAGCAAGACGATATGTGTATTCGATGGCGAGATACTGCCGCGCGTTTGCTGAAGCGTAAGAACATCATGTCGCTCAAGCCGACCGATTCGGATTATCGGGGCAAGGAGACTTATGCAGGCATGGCAGAACGGATCGTCCAAAAGGACAAGGGTGACATTGTTTATTGCGACACGATATTGGCTAAGTGTGACTTCCCGAGCTACGGAACGGCAATGGAGATAATGTTCGCATGGAGTTTGCAGAAGCAAATCGTTGTAGTAACTAACTCCAAGAGTCCTTGGATTCAATTCCATGCGGATCATATATTCTTAACTTTAGACGAAGCATTAAAGAATTTTGAGTTTCCCGACTTTGACGCAGGGGTAAGCGAATGATTATTATGCCATCCAATAATTCCAAGGGCATTGTCCATTATTGGGCGGGACTCGGATACCCGGTTGGTTGGTTGTTCACCCCCGAGAATTGTGTAAGAGAACCTGTCCATTGGATGCCTTATGCAATTGATAACGGACGATTCAGCGTATGGTCAGCAGGTAAAGAATGGAATGAATTCGATTTCACAAAGATGCTGGACTACTACAACGAAACTATTCTTAAACCCCGATGGGTTGTCGTTCCCGACTCGGTAGGTAATCGAGACGAAACCCTCAGAGAATGGGACAAGTGGTATCCGATCCTCAAGCAATCATACGATCACGCTTGGGCATTCTGCGTACAGGACGGGATGACTCCCGAAGACGTACCTACTGAAGCGGAAGTGGTCTTTGTAGGAGGGACAAAAGAATGGAAACTCAGGAATTTGACTATGTGGACTGAATCCTTTGATCGAGTCCATGTTGGGGCAATAAATTCCTTTAAGGTTTTAATGCGATGCCAAGAACTCGGCGTCGAGTCAACTGATGGGACAGGTTGGTTTCGAGGCCCGAAAATGACAGAAGCATTAGAACGATATTTCAAAGTGCAGTCAGGGGAAATCAAATTACCAAAGCAAGTGGAGATGATATTAAGTTGACCCGTAAGGCGAATTACCTTACAATTTGCTACTCGCTATGTTAAGTGCCGCTGATCCCGAACTTCTATACGTCTCGAAAGAACCGGACATTGCGTATCTGTCGCAGACCTACAAGCAAACGCAATCCGATCTAGGAGAGTGGCTTGACCGCAGGCAACGCGACTATGACGTTCGTAATTGCCAATGGTCAGGCAAGTCTGATGACTTCAAGAAACACTCATCCTTATCATCTACTGGCGAAGTATTCCCTTGGAACGGAAGCTCAGACCAAGAGGTAAGGCTAGCGGACGAGTTGATCGGATGTCGGGTAGCGATGGTGATGAACGCAATCAGACGCGCTCACATCGTTGCGACCCCTACGGAATCCAATGACGTAGAACGAGCCTCGGTAGTGAGCAACTTCTTGCGTTGGTTGATCAACTCCAAGATGGACGAATTTTATCCACAGATTGAACTGGGACTACAAAACCTCTTCGAGAAGGGGATGATGGTTCATTACACGTGGTACGAGCAACAAGACCTGAAACAACAACAAACGATCAAGCTTGAGGAGATTGCGCAAGTTTTGCCCGCCATTGCAGAAGTCATACAGGACGGATCAATGGATGATGAACTGAGCGAAACTCTCAAGCAACAATTCGGAGTGAGCAAGTCGAAAGGCCGAGCGATGCTCCGCGAGTTGAGAAAAGACGGTGAGACTACCGTTCCGGTTACGCGAGAAGTCGTGAGCCGCCCCAAGATCCGCTCGCTTGCGCCTGACGAGGACGTGTTTTGGCCTAACTATACGATTGATCCGCAGGAAGCGCCCTACGTATTCCACGTGGTCAATATGACCCCCGAGCAAATACGTTCCAAGATAAATACGGAAAAGTGGGACAAGGAATTTTGCGAATCGGTAATTGATTTGACCAACAATGCGGAAGCGGATAGCAACCTATATAATATCCGCGAGCAAGATCAGTTCGTGCATACTGACGATCAATACGTAAAGATCGTATATTGCTATCAAAGACTCTTGGACGAGGATAACATTCCGGGTATTTACTGCACGGTATTTCATCCTGACGTTAGCGAGTCCTATGCCAAGCACCAGTTGATGGACTATGCTCATGGCAAGTATCCTTTCCAAGTAACCACGCTTGAGAAGACTTCCAAGCGTTTGTACTCGTCCAGGTCATACCCCGAGTTGATTGAATCGCTTCAGCAAGTACTCAAGGTGGAAACCGACTCTGCGATTGACGCTCAGTCATTGACCACTTTGCCTCCGATAGAACACCCCCTTGGTCGCGCCCCGACAAAGTGGGGGCCGGGTATTCGCATTCCTTATCGCACGCCTGGAGAGATCAGATTTGCCGACACCCCTCGCGGTTCAACCGTGAACGTCGAGCTACGCAGATACATCAAGGAACAAGCGGACAGATACTTTGGCAGAAACGCACCTGGGGTCGATCCCGTGGAAGCGCAGATGAAACAACAGGAAGTCATCGACAAGTGCTTCCAGCACCTCAAGCAAGTACTTGATCAGATATTCAGCTTATATCAGCAATACGGGCCTGACCAAGAATACTTCCGTGTAACCGGAATGCAGGATATGCAGAAGTTTGCCAAGGGCAACTCCGGTGAACGCTTTGACTTTTACTTGCAATTCGATGCCGCCACACAAGATCCAGCGCAAATGGTCGAGCGCGTAAAGGCAATAGCCGAACTTGGCGGTATGCTTGACAAGAACGGAGTGCTTGATACCGAGCGACTTCTTCAAGTTGCAGTCGGACAAATCTTACCGGGAGCGGCAGAGAGCATCATAGTACCCAAGGAAACTGCATCCCAAAAAGCAGTGGAGGAGGAAAGGCAGACAATTACCGAGATATATGCAGGCGTGCCTCCTAACGTTCGTCCGAATGACGCGCATGAGATGAAGCTTCAAGTATTTCAACAATGGTTGGCGCAACCCGACGTCACGCAAAAGGTACAACAAGATCCTGCTCTGCAAGAGCGTATACAGAACTACCTTCAGCAAAGACAGATGCAAGTCACGCAACGTCAGAACGCTGAGATCGGAAGACTCGGAGCAGCCCCAACGCAATTCGGGGAAACCCAATCACAATAGGAGGACGCAGATATGCCAGGAGGTAAGGGAACGTACGGAAGCAAGGTTGGAAGACCACCTAAGAAGAAAGCAATGGCGCGCAAGAGAATGCCTGCCAAGATGACAAGGATGCGCAAGCGCAAGTGAGCATCATTTATCGCAAGGAAAAATTTGGCGGGTATAACAAGCCAAAGCGCACACCCGGCAAATCGAAGAAGTTTGCAGTCCTTGCCAAGGAGGGGGACAAGGTACGCTTAGTAAGATTCGGAGATCCGAACATGAAGATACGCAAGTCCGAGCCTGCAAGACGAAAGTCTTTTCGAGCCAGGCATAAGTGCGATCAGAAGAAATCCAAACTTACGGCAGGATACTGGTCGTGCAAGAAGTGGTAACATGCCCAAGGACGCTTGTTACAAAAAGGTCAAGAGAAGGGTAAAGGTATTTCCTTCTGCCCGAGCGTCCCAACAAATTGCAAAATGTCGAAAGTCAAAAGGTCAGGTACGAAAGACCAAAGCGGGTACTAGTCTGAAAAGATGGAAGTCCGAAAAATGGAAAGACACGCGAACCGGAAAACCATGTGGGCAAGGAGGAAAGAACGAATATTGCCGACCTACCAAAAGAGTTTCTAAGAAAACGCCCAAGACGAAATCTGAAATGTCCAAGAGCCAGCTTGCGAAAAAGAAAGCTGAGAAGAAAAAAGTAGGCATGGGAAGACGAGTTAAATCCGTAAGGAGAAAATAATATGCCCCGAAAGAAAAAGACCTACCACGAAATCGATCCCGAAGAAGCTATGCAAGCATTGAGCTTCCTCAAGGGAGAACCGAATTTTTTGAAGTATATCGAGATGCGCGAAGAGATGCGTGAGGAAGTGATCCGCCAGTTGCAGATACCCGAAGTCGTTGCCTGCACGAACAGACACTTCATGCTATGCGGAAAGCTCGAAGCGATAGACGAAGAGCTGGACACTTTTTACAAGCTCTAGAACAGTTCATTCATAGGGGTAGCCCCCTTGCGAGATCCGCCACACTAGCTCGCAAGGGGGTTTTTTGTTGCCATGTAAGGCGAATTACCTTACACTTTGCTACATCTAGCGAAAAGAGCGCTAAGAATTATGACAGTCGAATCAATCGAAACCGAAGTTGCTACCTCTGAACAAGCTGAGAGTAGTGAAACGCCAAGCGAGGGCAATCTGACTATCCAGGAGTATGCGAGCAATTTGCTCAAATCTCAGGAGACGGAAGAAGCACCCGAGCAATCTGAAGAAGAATCCGAATCCGCTGAAGAACAAGCTGCGGAAGAAGAGGAATCCGAGGAACAACAGTCTATCGAAGAACCGGATGAATCGGAGCAACCCGAGCCGCCCGCAGAACCTTCGACCGTTCTTTCTAAATACAATATCGACCTGGATGCTTTATCCGAAGAAGAAACCAAGGAGTTGGCTAAGTCTTTGTCTTTGAGCGCAGTAAAGAGGTTTGGAGATCTTACTGCTCAAAAGAAAGCGTTAGCCGCAGAGAATGCCGAGTTACAGGCGCAAGCCCAAGCAACGCCAAAATCTGACGAACAACCTGAGTTCCTAAAGGATAACGCATTGCATAACGTTAACGACGTCAACGCGCTGACTAAGGAAGTCGAGAACCTCACCACGCTCATCGAGTGGACGGAAGAGGGACTTGAGAACGAAGTCGAGTATGATGATGACGGAAACGAGTACGTCGCTAAAGATGGAGATAAGACCTACACCAAGGCAGACCTTCGCAGAATACGGGCTAACGCTCGCAAGATCCTGCGAAAGGATGCTCCCGCGAGACAGAAATGGATCGAGGAGCGCCAACAAAGCGACCAGCACGCAGTTCAGACCTTTTCCTTTCTAAGCGATGGGGAGAGCGAAGAGTACAAACTGTTTATGCAGACTAAGGACAACCCGCTTTACAAGCCTTTGCTTCAGCATCTGCCCAATGGAAACTTCGCTTTGGGATTGATGATCGAAGGAATGAAAGCGGTACAAGCGCGCCAGGTCGATTCGAGTAAACCGAAACCCAAGCCCAAAGCTCCAGTTGCTTCAGTCGAAGCCGGAGCAAGCAAGCCAAGGACGGAGAACTCGCAACGAAAGAAAGTTCTGCAAGCGGCTAAGGCCAAGTTCGAGGAATCGGGCAACATCACAGACTATCAACACTACATAAAACTCAAGCGGGCAACCGCATCTTAATTTAACAAACCAAGGAGGATACCAAGATGGCTTCAAGTACATCATACAACACCGCAGGTAATCGTGAGGACTTAACCTCAATTATCAGCGTGCTAGAACCTGAATCAACGCCTTTCGTCAGCATGATGAAAAAGGCTAACGCAACCGGAACATTCGTAGAATGGCAGGCCGACAAGCTTTCCACTCCAAACTTTGACGGAGTTAACGAAGGCGAAGACGTTTCGAGCTTCAAGAACCAAGCTGAAGATCGCACTCGTTTAGGAAACTACGTTCAGAAATTTAGAGATACTTTTCAAGTTTCCGATATTCAACAACTCGTTGACACCGCTGGAGTCGCATCTGAATTCGCAAACGCTGAGTCCAAAGCAGTACGGAACGTCAAGCGTTCAATCGAGTCTGCATTCTGTTCCGCACAAGACCGTCAGGCAGAAGCCGGAAGTGGCACGCCTTACAAGACTCGCGGATTGCTCAAGTGGCTCGGATCGGGTGGACAACCTTCCGACGTCCCTGCCGCTTACCAAAGCGTTGCAAACGACACCACAGGCACGCAGACCGAAGCTACCTTCAATAGCGTTCTTCAAGAACTCTATCAAGCTAACGGAATGCCCGGTGGACAGTTGACCTTGATTGCAGGCCCGAGCCTCAAGCAAGAGATCAGCAACTTCTCACGTCAGCTTGCCGCAGCCAATGGCACTTACGTTGTCAACCAGGATGCCGAGTCCCGCAAGATCACGCTTACCGTAAATCTCTACGAAGGAGATTTTGGGAACGTGGCCATTGTTCCTTCGCTCTTTGTGAATCGGACGAGCGGATCTGACACGGTTGACGCTGATGCCGGATTGCTCGTTGATCCCGAATACGTCGGAATGCACTCGCTCAAAGCTGAATCCGCTACCGAGTTGGAAGACCAAGGCGGAGGACGCAGAGGTTTCGTAGACGTCATTGCCGGACTTGCCTGCTACGCTCCAAAGGCTCACGGGTTCTTTAACTAATCCATCTAACATCAAGGAGATTTAAGACATGGCTAATACCGATGTAACACTACCAAGCGCTCGCAAGAGCGTCCTCTCGAACCAAGAACGCGCACAAGGATACACGCACAAGTGGAAGATCCTTTACACCGACATTGACGAAGGCTCAGGGTCTTCCGATACCGTCACCGTTGCTCTTGGAAACACACCAACAGACTTCGTTATCTCGAAAGCTATGATCAACGTCAGTACCGCAATGACTGGTACTGGTGCTTTGGCAGCTGAATTGGGAACGGACGGTGACCCGAATAACTTTATCGAGTCCACTTCCGTAACCGCAGTTGGCCCGATCATTGCCGCTCAAGGTGCAGTACCAAAGACCCTTGCCGGGACTTTTGCCGCTGCCGCTGATGCCTTGCAGATCAAGTTCACCAACTCCTCTTCCGGTTCGCCTTCCGCGCTTACCGCAGGCGAGTTGGACATCTACTTGGCGATGCATAGCGCTAACGACGTAGGCTAATATATTTGTCGTTGTTCAGGGGTTGGATCGCGTTTTTCATATTTCCCGCGATCCGCCCCGACACGGCAAGTTAACCCTTAACAACTATGTCCGAGATTTTCATACCTAAGTGGAAAGAAGGAAACGGTTCGACGTTCATGAAAAACCTTGAACGTCATTTGCGTTACGAAGTTGACCTCGAAAAGTACGAGGCGAAGAAACGCGAAATAGAATGTGGCAAGGAGAACGAACAAGGTGGAATGATGGATGGGGTAGGGCAATTGAAAGCGACTATCCCTGCACGCGAATACTTCAGATGGCAACAGTTCAAACCTGGTTGCTGGCAAGACAAACAATTCGTCAAGGAGTTCCTGCGTGACAATCCCGCATTGAAGACCAAATCATTTGACAAGAAGACTTTTCATGGAGGCTTGGGACTAGCATGAGAAGAATAACGGTTTCAGCGCTCACTACTAATTTAACTAACCTTATTGGGGTTGATTCCTTACTCACCGCAGAATCTACTGCGGCCTTGAGAAGCTTTAATCGTTTTGGACGCTTGGCATGGACTCGTACTGCATGGCCTTTCGTTTCACGCCTTACGCAAGTTGTGCCTGATCTTAGAGTAAGAAGCATAGACGTGGGTAGCGGAGGAGCTTCATACACTTCTGCTCCAACCGTTACGGTAGCGGGAGCGGCAACTGCGACTGCGACCATCAATAGCGATGGGGAAGTAAATGGAGTTGCGGTGACTGCAAATGGCACGGGATACGTCTCTGCCCCTGCGGTAAGCTTCAGCGGAGGCTCAGGCTCGGGAGCAACTGCAACTGCGAATATGCTCAGTTACCTGGACTTTGGTACTACGATAAGCGAAGTATTCCGAGTGACTGACAAAGACCCCTATGGGGGTAGCAATTTTACAGACGTCGCGTTTAGAAACATATACGTCACGGGAGCGAGTGATTATGGGGAAGCTATCTTGCCCAACCGTTCGTCAACAAGCCCGGTGTGGGTATATTATCGCATACCTTTTCCCGAATACGCTTCTGACTCCGATGACTTTCCATACGTATTTGCAGAGTATGTAGTACAAGCTGCGTATTCCGATTGGCTAACCGCAGACGGACAAGCAGAAAAAGGACAAGTTGCGCTTCAGCAAGCAGAACAAATTTTACAGATTGAACTGGATATGCTCGAAAGACAAGAAGGACAATCCCAACCACTTTTAATTGAAACTTACGGAACGACAATAGCCGCTCCTGCATAACAAGGAATATACATTATGGCATCTACAAGCGAATATAGAGGACTCGGTCTTAATGGGGGTGAGTACATCAATGATACTGCGGTACATACGGGCAATTGGTTTGCCATCCAGGCAACGGAAACAACCGTGCTTGCCGCGCAAGCGAGTAACATCACGAACCTCGATGACATCTGTACCGGACAGGACGCAACCGAGCTTGCGGCAGGGATGGTTTTGTACGGCAACTTTACGAGCATCGATCTGACGAGTGGTGCGGTAATCGCTTACAACGTCTAGTCGTGGGTGAAGCGACCATAGCGCTTGGGCTTGGCTTGGGCGGAGGAAAAGCGTCAACCTCTTCGGGCAGACTGAGTGGTGGTAGTTTTGACCCATCGACCATGTCCGCAAGCATGGACGGCACTGATGACTATTTAACCGCAAACGAATCTAATCTAGCAACATCAGGTGATTGTACAATTTCACTGTGGTTTAACAGTGCTTCACTGCCAGGCAGTGGTGCGTTTGATTATATGTTTAGTCTCACGGACGGACGTGCAACAGGCAAGGATCGAGCTATAGGAATAAGAGGGACAGGAAGTGATGCACAAATAGTCGCAAACACCTACGCTTCAGGTTGGAATCTGCCGTTTACTAATACCTCAATATCTGCTGACACTTGGTATCATGTGGCAGTAGTTTTTACATCAAGTTCTGCACAGGTTTATTTTAATGGAGCAGATAAAGGGTCTAAGAGTGTAACGACAGCCACAATAGCCTACACGCAAACAGTTATAGGCGGTATGTTATATTCATCAGCGAATCATTTTAATGGTAAGATTGATGAGGTAAGCGTTTTCCATTCTGCATTATCCTCAACTGATATTACTGCTATTTATAATAGTGGAGTACCAGCAGACATCTCTTCATTAAATCCGAAAGGTTGGTGGAGAAATGGCGATGGCACGGGTGACACGGACTCAGGTGGAGGTGCTCCAGCGAATACAGATACTATTGGTACAGTTGCAAATCAAGGGTCAGTTAATACAGGGTCAGGAGAAGGTAATATGACAGGAACTAACGGTCCAACCTTTTCAACCACAGTACCATCTTAAAATTATGAACAGAAACTACGTAATAATCGACCAATCGGACGTATCATCCGTTGACTTTAGCCAAGTATGCGAAACGAGTGCCGACACTTTGCGGTGGAGCGTTAGTGCTGACGGATCGAGGGGTGACAAGACTTTCGTCAAGTTCGAGGGTGACACTCCTAGCTTCCTTGATGGGAAGACTCAGTATACGCACTCCGAAATACTGACGATCCTCGACCAACCCGAATGGTCACCAACTCCACCGGGATGAAACGCTCGCACATGATACTTCTCGCAGATGGCATACTGTTGATAATCCTCGCATTACTCATAGGGGGATAACCTGGTGGAAACCTACATATTCCTCGGACTCTCGGTTGCGGTAAGCGTAATCGGATTTTTTCTAAAGCGAATAAAGGAAGAAGTGGACGTGCAAAAAGCGAAGAACGCAAAGTTGGAAATCGGAGTAGCCCGCCACTACGAGAAGATCCGCAACATCGAAAAGCTTGCCGAGGATCGGCGCGAAGACGTGAAGAGAATTTTTGAACTGATAGGAAAGAAGTGAGCGAAGAAGGAGAAATAAACGAGAACGCATCCGCCAAGGTGCAACTTGCGTTTGCCGCCAAGGTAATAGCTTTGGTCGGAACTGCGGTGTGGGGGTATAGCGTTATCGTCAATCGCTTAAACACCATAGAGATGGACTTGGGGCGCATTCAACATGAGATGGAACTTAACACGGAGTTCCGCATTAAATGGCCTCGCGGGGAGATCGGAGCGTTGCCCGCGGACGCGCAGCAAGACATGAAGATTCTGCACCTTGAGGGCAGGGTTGATAAACTTGATGGACACGTAGATAATCTTAGGTATGGGAACGGAAAGGTTGAGCATTAATGTTCGAGCTTTTGACATTGTTCTTAACAGGAGGAGGGTCTGCCGCAATGGGGTCGATCCTCAAGGGTGTGTTTGGAGCAATGACGGATTCCCGTCAGCAGAAGTACGAAATGGAAATGGCGCGGGAGGCGCGGAATAATGAATTTGCAATTGAATATCAGAAGAGTCTTAACTCAGGCCCAGGTGGTGCGTTCACTCGCGCTACTCGGAGGATGCTTGCTCTTATTGGGATGTCTACGCTCGCGTTCATCACCTGTATCACCACCGTCTACCCAAGCGTACCGCTCATCAGTACAACAAACATTACAGGAGAAGGGCGGAGAGAGTTTCTTTTCGGACTCCTCAGTTTTCCAGCAGAGCAAGCCCCTTTGGTCGTTACAACAGGACATATTGCGCTCTTCCAAGCAACCGTTGTCCTCCCCATGATCGTTGGTTTTTATTTCACACCCGGAGGAAGACGATGATAGATAAGGATTGTTTGATTGGCATAGGGGGAACGCTCGCAACCTTTTCGGGTTCTTTGCATGAATGGATAGGGGTTGTGGCGGGTTCACTCACCATAGTTTTCATGTCGTTTAAAATTTGGCAGGAGTTCAAGAAGCGCAAATGAGCAGATACCGTTCATATGGATCGCTTGACGATCAGGTACTTAGCGAGGGGGATCGTGGATTTCGCGGTATCGATTCGTACCAGGAGAAGACTTCGCTCGAAGGTGGATTCGTAGAGACTTCCGAGAATATGCGATTGGTTGGTGACTTGGCTGAGACGCGCAAAGGCATAGACTTCCTCGCTGGCGCAGTTACGCTTACCTACTCAGCAGGGACTGAACAGGTATTTGCATCAACGCTATTCAGCGACCCCGCAACGGGTGTAGAGTTTGTAGTAGTGGCAACCAAGGACAAAGCGATCATATGGAATGACGCGAACAATTCTGGCATTGCGATTGATTATCCCGGCTCGGAAGTAGTCGCTACCGCAGACGGAGCGAGTTTCGTACAATCGATGGAGAAGTTGATTTTGTTTCGTGGCAAGAACAAGACCCCGCTCGAATGGGATGGGGACTATTCAAGCCCGACTGATTTCGTAGTGAAGGCAAACGCATCTCCTGGTAGCGGAAATATCCAATGTCCGAATACTGATTTTGGCGTATTTTTCAGAAACCGACTTATCATTCCGCAACCTACGGATTCCAAATATTCGATCTTGATGAGTAACTTGTTGGACACGGACGTCTATACTCCGGGTGACGCGCAGTTTAGAATCAACAAGGGTTCAGCGGATTTCCTCGTAGGATTTTATCCGTACCAAGAAGACCAGTTGATCGTGTTCATGCGTAATAGCATTCACATGATAAACAACATTGCGACCGTAAGTGCCGCCAATACTTACGAGATCACTCGTCAGCATGGATGCGTAGCGAGGAAGAGTATCGCTCAGTCAGGCCCGCAAACCTTCTTCTTGAGTGATAACGGAGTTATCGTCCTTAGTCCCGGTACTGACCCTGCGAAGGGATTGGGGGTCGCGATAAGCAAGGTTACCGGAGAAACGATTCCGATGACCCGCCAAATCCAAGATCAATTTGAGGACGTGAATTACGATCATGCGGACAAGGCGTGTGGCGTTGTGTATGACAACAAGTACTACCTTGCAGTACCTACGGGTAGTTCTACCGTACCTAATGCGATATTCGTATATAACTTGCTCACCTCCACTTGGGTAAGCGTTGACAGTTACCCTGCAATGTCTGGAAGCTTGGCATTCCACGTGGATGATTGGGTTGTCTGTATGCATGATAATGGGGTTGATCCACCTAGGCGCAGATTGTTCGCTTGCAACGATACGGGATGGTATTTGATGCAAGAAAACGCTACTGACGATAGTGGACGCAAGATCGGAAGTTCGAGCGAGTCAGGAACTACCGCAATAGCGGGCAAACTCGTCACTCGCGCATACACTTTGGGCAACCAGGAGGTCAAGCGTTGGAGGCGCGGACAATTGGGAGTCAACACGGTTAACAATGATGCGTTCAACATCAAGGTCAATACGCTCGATCCTGACGCTTCCACTACCGTCCTGAGTCATACCGCAAGCGGGACTGAAGAAGCCCTTCTGCGCTTCGGTACGGGACGCACAAGGGGGTATGGGGCGCAAGTCGAGATAAACGTTACTGCGGGCAGACCAAGCTTTAGACACGTCTCCTTGGATGCGATCCAAGATGGCGCGAATATCAGAACGGAGGTTGCATAGATGGCAATCTCAGCATCAGTCACAAGAGGGTTTACCTTTGCCACGGGCGTTGAGGTCACGGCTGCTGCGTTAAATCAGTTAGGCACACCTACGGTAAGCGTTGCAACTCCCATTGCAGTCTCCAACGGAGGTACGGGGAGCGCAAATGCGAGTGACGCTCGTACCGCATTGGGTCTAGGCACGATTGCCACGCAAGCGAGCAATTCGATCTCCGTTACCGGAGGAGCGATGAGCGGTGTATTGATAACTCTTCCAAGTTATGCGGTAAGCGCATTGCCAAGCGCGGGAACTGCGGGGAGGGTAGTGTTCTGTACGGACGGAGACGGGGGGAGCAAGTGCTTGGCGGTAGATGACGGAACGAATTGGAAACGAGTGGCATTGGGAGCAACGGTAAGCACGTGAACGTACTACTCAAAGCGCTCGAACTATACGAGAAGATCGGAACGGATCTATTCAAGGACATTGCGGTGTACATGGATCGCGGATACGTGTTCAAGACTCCGCATAGCTTGATATTCGGAAAGCCCGTAAGACGCGACCAGGGCAATCCTGACGCGCAATGGGACGTGAAAGATCCTGATGCATGGTACGTCAGAACCGCAGTAGGTGAGGGCGCGATAAAAGAATTTATAGAACGAATGCCTTATCCACTTCCGTGGATCGGATGGATGAGGCACGTGAAGAACAAACCAGTAAAATACTTTAGTTGCGAACAAGTTAGGAGAAGAACGTTATGAGTAGTCCCGATATCAATTATCCTGAGCAACCTTCCTATGGGGAAGGGATGGCAGAGGCGTTAAAGGCGCAAGCTGAGTTCCTCAAGGGAACGGGTGACTTTGCAGACGTAGGTAGCTTGGAAAGCTTGTTACCGCTTGAGCAGAGCATACGCGAAAAAACCGCCCAAGCGGATACGGATATTCTGAGGCAGACGTTGTTGGGGGGAGAGACTGAAGAAGTCACGGGAACTTATGACGAGCAGGGAAGATTAGTCACGGGACAAAGAGACGTGCCGGGTGAAGCTACGACTGAGAGACAGCCACCAAACATTGAGTATATCAAAACAGGACAATCTGGAATGGGGGGGAAGTATGTTACTTACTCTGTTCAGGTACGGCATCCCCACACAGGTCAATTGCTTCATTCAGAATCTATTTCGGGTGAGGGTATTAATCCTCGTACACAATTTGAGAGAAGTGCTAGGGGACAGTCCTTCAAGAATGCAAGTTACGACGTTCCGACAGGGCAAACTGCGACTACTCAAGAACCCGTTTTCGCAACGGACGATCAAGGCAACATCATTACCGACCTGAGCAAAGCAGGACAGACCGAAACCATACCCTCTATGCGCCGAGGTGACGGGATGGTTGACATACTGGGTGACACTCGCGACCTCACAAGATTTGAAACACGTATCGCAACGCAAGCGGACGTGGATGCGGGACTTGCAGACGAAGTAGGAGATACCTTTGTCGAAACCATACAAACGGATGATCAAGCAGGATTTAGAGAAGGAGAGTTTAAAGGACTTTCGACGTTAGCCGAAGACATACAACGAGGCAATCTATCCCGCCAAAGGGAAGCTGATTTGCAGGACGTGTCCCGCTTATCCGGTCTGTACCAAGACATCATGGAGGATTACAAACCAGGCACGCAAACTGCGATGCAAGGCGCGAAGGATCTCATCGAGGAACAAAAGGGCAACTTGCTCAGAGACGTCGGAATATCCGACCCCGAGAAAGTAGCGTCCCAAGGCGTGCAAGCAGATCCGTTACGCCAAGGACTCATGACACAAGCCCAAGAAGCGCTTGGTCAGGGACTGACTGAGCGTGAGAGGCGCGAGATTGCGGAAGCAGCGCGAGCAAGGTCTACGCTCATGGGTCGTACCTTTGACCAATCTGCGGCAATCGATGAAGCGGAAGCTCGCGTACTGGAGGACAATCAGCGCAAGATGCAGAACCGCGCATTCGCACAATCCGTACTTGGTCAGGAAGCGGGCATACAAACCGCGGACGATACGCGCAGAATGGGAGCGGATCAATTCAACGTGGGTACGAAGATGGATTCCGAGAGACTGCGCGAAAGCTTGCGTATGCAAGGACTCCTCGGATACCTGGATGCCGCTTCGAGAATTCAGCAAATGGAAGATCGCGATTCACTCGATCCGTTCCAAGCGATACTGGGCAGAGGAGGAGGAACGGCATTGCAACAAGGACAAAGCGTATTTGGACAAGCCGGATACGGATTACAGTCTAGTCCGCAATACTTGAACCCGGAAGCGGGCTTGGGCTTTATACAGAACCAGGCAACCAATGCCGCGAACTTGGCGATTGCCGATCAAGCGGCAAAAGCAACTGCGCAAGCGGGTATATTTAGCGGTTTGGGTTCGCTAGGTGGGGGACTGACCACCGGACTTTTACTGAAGAAATAAGGAGATAACAATATGGCTACACCATTCTTTAGAGGAAATTACGGATCAGCGCTATCACGGGTCGATACTCGACCAATCATAGAAGCGGGACGCGCTCGCGGACAAATGTTCGCAGGGTTGGGGAAAGAAGTCGGGGGCATGATCAAGGAGTACGGGCTGAATAAGGAGAAGCAGAAGAAAGCTGATGCTCGCGTAAAGTCTGCGTTGAATGGAATGCCTGAGTACGTACAAGCAGGCGTTTTATCTCCCGAGCAAAAAACAATGGCGGAAGAGTATTTAAATGATCCAAACAAATCTTCTGCTGAGAAGGTTGCGTTTATTGAAGAGCAAGAAAAAAGATTGTTTCAATTGCCGAAGGTTCTTTTGGCACAATCGCAAGCTGACATGGCAAAAACGCAAGCAAGGGTTGCAAATTTAACTTCTGAAAATGAAATAGCTACAAGTGGCTTAAAGATGGTTGCGCAAAATTATATCAATAAAAAGACAAAACTAGAGGCCGATCTTTTACAAACCCAAAGCGAAAACGAAAAAGAAAAAATACGTTCCCAACTTGATATTCTTGAAGAGCAAAAAAAACAACTCTCCCAAGGAAACGAATTTTTCAAGAGAACATTTGAAGATCGAGCAGCTCAAGAAAAGTTGAAAACATCAGGCGCAGAACAAGCTTTGGCAAAGAACGCTTTAGAGATTTTACGATTAAATGATGAATTAAATAATTCGACAGACGCATTGGAAAGAGAAAAACTAGAAGCCCAAATTGAAAATCTCAGGGCAAACACTGCGAAGGAGTTAGCTGATGCTGGTTTCTTAAAAAGTCAAGATGAACAAATACAATCAGCACTTAGGGCTTCTGGCGCACCAACAGAAAGCACGGGCGAACCTGTTGTTCAATTAGATGATATAGATGAAGCGGCACAAGGTGATTTAGCAGGAGTTTTCGAGAATTTGGTTAATAAGTTTACGGAATTTTTTGCTGGCGAATCGTTGTTTGAAGAAAACGTGGAAGCTCGCGCGCAAGTAGAGGTACTAAATCAACAACTTCGGCCTGCATTTGTTAAGGCGCTTAGTGACAAAGGATCTGTCTACACGCAACAAGAGATAAATAAAATTTTACCACAAACATCTGATAGCAACCCGGTAATGAGAGCAAAAATGAAAGCTTTACCAGCTTTGCTAAGAAGACAAGTAGAAGCAGACCGGAAATTGATTTCTACGGGCATGGGGACTGAAACTCAACGGGCAGTAGCATTTTCTAACTTACAAAAACTTCCTGCCATAGCTGCATCTTTAGAACAAATAATCGAGCGAGATATTACGCAGGGTGAAGCGAAGACAGAAGAAGACCTACTTAGAAAATTTGACCCTAAATAATATGTATAATATAAAAGATCGTAGAGAAGCGGAGATAATTGCCAAAGCAATCAACGATGGGAAGCTTACGGGTGAAGCAAGAGAGAATGCGGTAGCGGCTCTTCGTAAATTTGATCGATTAAGTCAACCATCCACAACTGGAGAAAAAATAAAAACTTATGGTTTGCAGTTACAAACAGGACTGGTTACTTTACCTGGAAAAGCAGTTGACTTAGCAAACTTTGTGCTTGAGAAGGTTGGACTTGTACCCGAGGGAAATGTTGCTTTTGGAAGCAGCCCAGCAATTGAATCAAATTTGAGGGATCTTGGCATGGCAGCGCCAAAAACAGAAGACTTGCCATTTGATCAAAGAGTATACGCTCGCGCAGGCAGAACAACAGGAGATACACTTGGTATGGCAGCACCTTTTTTTGGTGTATCATCGAGACTAAGCGCCGCTCAAGCTGCTGCACCAACCGTGGCAAGCGGATCTGTTGCAAAGAACATATTGACCGACATGGTCAAGGATACTGCAAAATCACCTGGGCGTATGCTTGCACTTGAAGTAGGTGGTGCAGGAGGTGCAGGAGCAGGGGGAGCGCTCGCAGAGTCTGTCGCACCAGGTAATAAAACCGCAGGCTTGATCGGGGAGATAGGTGGTGGAATTCTTGCGCCATTGACCTTGGCGCGAGCTATGGCAAGAAAAACTGGTGATGCCGCACAAGCGTTTACACCGGAAGGAAGGAACAGAAGAGCGGCAAAACTAGTCAAAGACAAATTGGAAGAGGGTGGATACTTGTCCAAAGATGATGCGTTGCTTGCTGATGAACAAGTCATGACGCTCGCAAAGCAATTACGTGACGTGGATGAAGGTTTTTACGGAACGACTGCACAAGTTACGCAAGACCCCAAAGCTATGGATGTATTCTCAACGCTTGAAAGCACTTTATTAAAATCCCCTAACGTTCCTGCCAAGGTCAAATCCGACTTTGCCGAAGGAACGAAGAGTACTGCGCAAAAGTTTGACGAGGAATTTAGAAAAATGAACAACTCGACAGATCCTTTTGTAGTCAAAGCTGCTCAAGAGATGAGGATTGAATATTTTGGCAAAAATTTGGATAAGCGCCTTGATAATGCCCGTAATCGTATGGATGACGCAATATCCAAGGCATTGACCAAGAACCCGGAGGACGCAGTCAAGGCAAGTGCGGAGGCAAGGTCGATCCTAGACAAGGAATTGAAGCTCGCTCGTAGCACGGAGTCCAAGCTATGGAGCGAGGTGGACAAGAGCGTACCAAGTCCAACGGAGGACACCATAAGGGCTTTTAAGTCTATCAAGGACGAAATAAGCCCTGATGAACAAGTCATGAAACCCTTGGAGTCATTTATACAAGGTGTGATTAAACGATCTGAAGAAGGTTTGCAAATAAGCGCCAAGGAATTGTTCCGCAAAAGAAGTGTCGCATTGAGCCAAGCTAGGCAAGCTACTGCAACCGGAAGATTCAATGACGCGAGGATGTTGAACAAAATTGCAGATGGTATGCTCTCTGATTTAAACAAGGTTACTGACGCAACAACCAAGGTAGCTCGCGAATTCTCCCGCGACCTCAATGAAAAATTCAATACTAAGTTTGTGAGGGGATTACGCAAGGAAGAGCCTGGCGTGTTGTTTGAAAAAGCTACGCAAGGTTCAGACGCTCAAACCGCATTTAATATGCAAGCCCTTAAAAGAACTACCGAGCGTTTGGTAGATCCTATGGAGGTAGCACAAACAAAACGAGCGATGGAAAAACTGCAACGAGACTTCATGGAGTCTGCCGCAGCCCGCACAGTCGATCCGGTGACTGGTCAAGTAAAGCCAGCCGCTTTCTCCAAGTTCATCAAGAGCAATCAGTTGACACTCAAGGAAACTGGTATGCTTGACGATCTAACAAATATAGACAAACAGGTTCAGCTTTCCAAGACATTACAAGATACCGCAAAGCGAGGACGTGCATTTGTCGAAAAGAAAAGCCTTGCAGCGCAGATTCGAGGTGGTAGCGATGATCTAAATGAGGTCGTTTCAAAAGCGTTTGACTCCCCTTATCAGGTAAATGCGTTTCGGGATCTTTCACGAACGGTAAAACGTGGCAAAAATGCAGATGCTATGGAAGGTCTTCGTCATGCTATATTTGACGAGCTAATACGCAGATCCACAACTAAGATGCCTTTCAAGCAATTAAGTGACGAGCCTATTGAATTGATTAGTGGCACGAAGCTCAAAGAGGTTTTGGAAACCGTTGCGCAAGGGAAGTCAGTTAGGCAAAACTTGCTCGACTCAGGTTTAATATCAAGAGCGCAATCTGAGAATTTGGACAAGGTGATTGCCAAGGCCGAAGTGTTTGAAAGTGCTATGGGTAATAAAAAACGCATGGATGAATTGATAAACACAGGGGATGGGTGGATTAATCTTCTTTCGAGGGGGGTTGGCGCGCAAATCGGAGCAAAAACAGTAGCGGGTAAAGGAGCGCCTCTTCTTATGGCGGGGGCTGGTTCTAGAACCGCACAAAGGTTATTTGAGAAAGTTCCTGCGCTCAAGATACAAGGAGTGCTTACGGATGCCATGCGTAACCCTGCGCTCATGTCAGACCTGTTGCGATACACTCCTAAATCACCCAAGCGTGCTTTGAGTCGAATAAACGCATACTTGCTCCAAGCCGGACTAACCGATCTTGACAACCAGGACAACTGACCCTACTATCCTTTCCATAAGTTATTATGTTCTAGTCCAACATTAACTTGTTTAGTTAGCTACTGGGGACAGTAGCACTAAGCGGGGGAAACCCCGCTTTTTTTTGCGCTAATTTCAAAAAACTCTTGACTGACCAATCCCTATCAATATGTGTGTAGACATGACTAGACAATGCAATGACTTATTTAGGGACTATGAATTTAACCGCTTACCACTCGGAAAACAAGCGAGTGATGATACGAAAAGGATGGTAGTGACAACTATGAGGCGCGTGCTTGGGAAGTACGTGACCAATCCTGACGAACGCCCGCTTACAATCTTTGCGAAGCAGAAGAACGGACTCAGCCTTCCTGAGCATTATGCAAAGAACTACTCTGCAAATGACGTTCGTATTGCTCGAAGCATATTCTCCAAAGGATGGATTAGGTTCTACGAGAAGCAAGGAGTGGACGTATCGTTGTTTTCGGACTGGGTGAATATGCAAGTAGCCTGTAACAAAGTAAAGCGCTTCTATGCGGACGAGAGGGAGCGCAACGCCATTGAGCGAGTATGCGGAGCGCTCAAGGATACGGACGTGGAATTGTACAAGGCTTATGCACTTGCGTATGGACTCGGTCTGCGTAGCTCGGAGATCCAACGAGCGAAGTTTGGAGATTTTTGGGAGACTAGCGAGAACAAGGTCATTCGCATATGGTCGCCCAAGGGTGTGGATGATGGGGAAGTTGATGGTATGGGATACCAAGACAGACCATGCGATCCGGCATGGTGGAATGAGATCATGAGTTTTAAAACGTCGGACGATGATTTAATAGTTCAAGTGCAGGAGGATCGCATCACCCGAGAGTTTCCGAAGATGCTCAGGGAACTATGCGGTATAACCGCTAGACAACCCGTACATCGCTTACGCAAGTATGCAGGGCATCGCATCATGAAAGCCCATGATGACAACCCGTATATCGCAAAGGAAGTGCTTGGACATTCAAGTGTCGAGCTGACTACAAGAGTTTACGTAGGAATGCCTACGATCAAAATGGGAGTGATCCCGCAAAATAACTAATAAAAAAAGGAGAAAACATAACAATGGGATTCTTAGATAATATAGTGGCCAGCCCATCCGGTGGATCGGGTGGAAGTTACATGAAGTTCATCCAAGGGGAGAACAAGCTACGCATAGTCGGAGGGTCAGACACCGACCCTCCTGGGTTCATCCAAGGAATGATTGGGTGGACAACGGATGACGATAATAAGCGCAAGCCTCATCGTTGGAAGATTGGCGAAGATGTGCCAAAGGTCACTTTTAGTGACAAGCCCAAGGAGTTCTTTACCTTTGTGGTTTGGAACTATGCTGAAGAAGCGTTGCAAGTTATGGAGCTTACGCAAGCCGGACTAAAGGAGAAGATCCTCGAACTTGCGAGGGATGAGGATTGGGGTGACCCAAGGAAGTATGATATCAGTATAATTCGTAATGGAGAGGGTATCGAAACCAGTTACGTCCTCACTCCCAAGCCTCACAAGAAGCGGAGTGATGAGATAAATGAGGCAGTAGCTTCAATGAAGGTAAACCTCAATGCTCTTTACGAAGGAGGAGATCCTTTCGAGGAGCAAGCGGAAGAGGGCGGAGATGAACCCAGCAAAGATCCATTCTGATGTTACGAACTGACATTAGCAACTCGGCCTATCATGGGTCGGGTGAATTGAGCAGGAGCGTGGCTTGGCAACTTGTCAAGTCATGCCCTGCCAAGGTTTGGCATCAGATGCAAAACCCCACGCCTTCTGACGCACCCCACTTCGTGGTAGGAGGGTGTACCCATACCGCAACTCTCGAACCACTCAAGCTCGATGACGAGTATGCGGTGAAGCCCGAGAGTATTGATGGCAACTCTTCAAGGACTAACGCATACAAAGCGGTATTTCAAGAGATGCAAGACCATGCGCCTGACAAGCGATGGTTAACCAAGAGCGACTACGATACATGCATGAAAATGGCAGACTCGGCAAGGGAGCATCCTTTGCTACAAACCTACCTTGATGATCCTGACACGATCATCGAAGGTACTGGCTACTTCGGGTATGAGGGTGCGGAATGCAAGGTGCGACCGGACTTGTTCAATACCAGGTCAGGGGTAGTAATCGATCTGAAAACTACGCAAGAAGGAGATCCGAAGGGTTTTCACCATTCGTGTCGAAGGTATGGTTACGATTTCCAAACCGCATTCTATATGGAGGGGTTGAGGCGCATGGGATACAACCCAACGCAATTCATCTATCTATGCGTAGAGAAGAGCGCGCCCTATCTTACAAGCGCTTATGAGATTGACCTTGCCCAAGTGTCTCGAATGAAGGTAAAGATGGGAGAGGCGTGCAGGACGTGGGTGAAGTGCATGGAGAGCGGAGTGTGGCCTGGATATGGCGATCACGTACAGACACTTTCATTCGGAAGCAAAACCGCAGACTCCAATCGTTTGTCAATCCAAGAGTTGACCAAGTACTTCAACGTATCGCGCTCGTTTGTTTACAACAAAATACGAGACTTTGATTTGAAGACTGAAGTGTATGGGCGCAGAAGAACCGTTGACATGACTGAGTTCGCAAACACGCTCAACCCGAAGGAGGATAAGAAATGAGTGGCAAGGTAGTGAAGTTATTGACCTCCAAGAAAGCTATGGAACTTACCGGATACCGCTCCGTCAATAGCTTAAAGCAACTGCATGAATCTGAGGACGTGGCATTGACTTGTTACCGCTTGAAGGGCGGGATTGGCCAAGGAGGCGTGCAATGGGCGTGGAGCGAGAAGGAACTGAAAGCGTTTATGAAAAATCAAGGTAGTCATGGAGAGACTGAAAAATGGTTAGTCGATTAGAGAGAATACGAAGATTGAAGCAAGGCGCGCAGTTTGCAAAGCAACATATTGAGAATGCCGATTGGACAAATGCGGCAGTTGTTCAACAAGCGCTTATCGAACAACTCATAGAATTGCTTGACGAGGATACTGGCGATCAAACAGATCCTGGTTTCACGATAGCATTCAAGGAGGTGGTCGATGAGTGAATGTTATATGAATGAACACGCCCATGTACGTAACTCCGTTCTGACCAAGCATCAAGCAATCAGAATGGGCAACTCAGCGGCTTTTCCAAAGCAAGTAAATAGACACTTGGCTATAGCAGGGGCGGCAACGAACCAGCAACTTGCGCTTTCTCGGATGCTTGGGAATAAAGAGAAAGGATTACCGGGCGATATGCCAATGGACTACGACGTGGTCTTGATGGGTACAAACAATAGAAGGCTCAACCCAAACCATAAAGTTGCGCAGAACCCTAAGCGCGTCCACCTGATTGACAATCGCAAGGGAATGAGGGGTTGCCTCATTACTGATAGAATATGTGAAGCGATAGAGGAACTATACGAAAAGTATGGTAACGTAAGGTTTACTATAAATTGCG